AGGTTCTGATACCTGATATCTGAACCACCATCATCACTGAACGCCGCCGACGCAGCCGCAAACGCTGTCGTTGTGCGATCCGTGAACGTAAGTTTCCCATCACGCGAAACAAAGAAAAACCCTTGTTCGGATGCGGCAATGGATTGCGCATAAGCCAAAGCATTTGTGTTGGCATCAATCTGATATGCGCCCAGCGTTGCAGTGCCAGTATCTATATCAGTTGATCCCTGATAGTCAATTTCTGGCAGTTGCAGCAAATAGTTCAAGCGCGCACCCGAAAGTTCTTCGCTTGGTGTGTGATCAGAACTGGTCGCAGTATTGGCAAGAAGAACGAAATCATCTGCCGCACTAATTGTCACATTGGAAATATCCGTGCTTTTACCTGTCGCATATGACAGATCAATATCCGTGATACGTCCAACAAACAGATCTTCTGAACCCAATCGGACTGTCACCTTCCTGCGCGGCGTAACACCCGACCTGCCCGATACTGGATCCCAATACGGTGAATTTTCGTTTGTGGGATCAAATCTGCGATCATTATTCAGCAAAGTGACATTGCACGTTCCAGCAGAAAAATTTGATAACTGATCTGATCTGCCGCGCGTAATCCCAATCTGTTGCACATAGCCAGCAACATCGTCACCCAACAATGTTCCATCTAGATAATCATCATCCAGAATGCCATCCGTTGCACTGTCCAATGTAAAAACATTGACAGGAAAACCCAGTTCCATCAGAACTGTCAGTTCTTCACCCCAAGCAGTAGTGACTGTCATGATCAGACCGCAAAGGCTGCATATTCAGCAGTGATCGGGATATATCCGTTAGCCCTTTCATACTGTTTCAGATAATCAACAAATTCACGCGCAACTGCCTGTGCATCAGTACCCATACCAGCATTGATGGTCACGTTGTATTCGTTCGCAATACCACTATTCAAATCAAAGAATGATCCAGGATCAATTGCACCAGCAGCCGCAGCCCCCGCATATACCGATGCAAGACCAACAGGCGCAACAGGTGTGGTCGGCGTTTCAACTTTCGGCAGGAATTTATCAAATTTGATCTTTGCCAATTCAAGAAGCGTCTTTCCATATTCCTTCGTCAGATCATTCAACTTCTGTTGTGCGCGACTGACTTCATACAAAGCATCCGCTTCGCGTTCCTGCGCTTCAGTTACCCGATCAATGGCATCCTGCTGCGATTTCTTGGCTTCATTCAACTTATCCAATGCATCCTTGTACGCATCAGAACTGTCCTTTGCACCATTGACGGTTGCATCCAATGCTTCCTGTGCTTTGTTTAGGGCAACAGTCGCATCACGCTGGCGATCTTCAGCATCCGCGACAGACAACTTCGCTTCAGCCAACTTGATTTCTGCTTCACGAATTGCCTGTGCGTTGCTTTCTGGATCAAGGCGCACCTTCGCCAGTTCCTTTTCGGCATCCCGCACCGCATAAACCGCTTCTTCAATTCCATACCCAGAACGTTCAACGTCGCGCTGCGCCTTATCAAGATCATCTTGCTTGTCTTTCGCCTGCTTGCTGTCACGCCCATAGCCATTGACGATCCGATTGAATTTTTCTTGCATCTTGGCAAGATCTTCATTGGCATCTTTCAATTCATTCTGCGCCTGCGCAGTCGCCTTAGTTGCATCGCGTAGTGACCGCTGCGCAGATGTCTGTTCACGCAGCGCAGAAGTGAAATCCGCAATCTTTTCTTTAGTTGACTTCACCGCTTTACCAACAGAACCAGTCGCGTTATCACCAGTGATCAACGCCAAGTTCCCCTGCGCCGCCGACAACTGATCAGTTGCAGCCTTCAATGCAACAAGATCTTTGTGTTCCCGTTTGCGCAGTGTTTCAACATTCTTCTGTGCATCCGCAACCGCACGCTGCGCATCAGCGAGCGTGTAATACCGTGTCGGATCCAATGCAGTCTTGGCGACCGTACCGAAACCAGCCAGTCGGCTTTCCGCATTCTGGATCTGCTGTGCAACGTTGACGATTGATGGCGCGGCATTATCTGCGGCACTAGCCAAGCGACCGAACGAAACTTCACCCAATTTGCCGATTTCGGGAATGTTCGCACCAAGTTTGCGCAGAACCCAGGTAGCAGCATTGATCGCAGTTGCAATGATGTTGAATACAAAGATCCAGTTGTTGATCAGTTTTTCAAGCATCCCAAGAATGAAATTGATGACACTATTTACAACATTTCGGAAACCCTCAAATTTGCCATACGCGGCAACAACAGCGACACCAAGCGCAATGATTGCCGCAACAACAATGCCAATCGGATTAGCCAACAACGCGGTGTTGAACAATGTTTGTGAAATGGTGGCAGCAATAGCAACTGCGCGCAATGCAACGAATGCGGCAATGATCGTATAGATCGTGTTGCCCAACGCGCCCATGTTCCCAATGAAATCCGTTATCGCCCCAGCAGTGAACTTGAAACCAGCACCCAAACCCTGCGCACCAATCACATCAGACAACTGCCGAATGAAAGCAGTAACCGCTTCCACCTTCGGTGCAAGTGCGGAACCGAACTGGATGGCAACATCAATGATCGCATTTTTCGCCAACTTCAATTGTGATTGAAGCGATTGCAACTGTTTGGCAGCGATATCTTCAGTGGTTCCACCAGCCAAACGCAACTGTGTTTCATAAGTCTTGATCGCATCAGATGTACCCAACAAAGCCAAGATCGTTGCCACAGACCGATCTGCAAATCCAAGTTGCAGCAATGTTGCTTTCTTCGTTTCATCAGATGCACCAGCAAGCGCACCTTCAAGATCAGCAATAATGTCACCCATATTGCGCAAATTGCCCTGGCTGTCAAACACTGTGATATTCATTGCAGCGAATGAAGCAGTGTTATCCAAAGCCTTCGTTTGCAGATCGCGCAAAGCAATGCTGAATTGTGTTCCCGCTTCTTCAGCCTTGATGCCCTGATCAGCCAATGCCGCCAAGACAGCAACGCCTGCTTCCACATCCATATTCACTGACTTCATCGCTGCGCCAGCCTTGTTTGTTAGGGCAGTAGCAAACTGTTCAACAGTGGCATTCGCCAATGTATTTGCCTTGACAAGCACATCAGAAACACGCGCCATGTTTTCCATGTTCTTCACTGTGTCGTTTCTGATTGTCAATCCAAGCGCAGACTGTGCATCTGTCAGCAAGTCAGTTGCCAATGCCATATCAAACATTCCTGCTTGCGCAAATCGCGCAACAACTGGAAGTGCTTTCAAACTTTGTTCAGCATTCAAACCAGCAGACGCAAGATAGAAATACGATTTCGCCGCTTCTTCCGCGCTGAACGTCGTGGTTTTCGCCATCTGTCTTGCGGCTTTAGTCATCTCATCACGCATCGCTGATGAAACATTGCCCATGATCGCAATTGATTGGTTCATTGCGTCATCAAATTTGGCGAATTCGCGAACAGCCAAACCGCCAATCACACCAACACCAATTGCGGCTTTAGCCGCCACAGCCGCTAGTTGTTTGGCTGCGCTATCAATGGTGCGAATTCCGTAAGTGGCTTTCTGTCCTGCGCCTTCCAACTTCTTGAATTCACTGATGGCGCGCTTGATCCCCTTGCTATCAAAGGTAGAAACGATATTTACGCCTAATGCCATAACTTAGAAACCTTCAACGATCTTGGCTTGCACGATGCTGTCATGTTTTTCAATTGCGCGCCTAACAGCAACTTCAATCATAGACATTTGCGCCTTTGCTGCGGGGAAAAGAATGCGAGAACGGAAACCATTTCCAGCAGATTTGATCGCACGATGCTTATCCAAATTCATCACGAAACGCGCTGACGGATTGGCTGAACCAGCACTATCAAAGACCTGACCGCCAGCATTGCGTTGTTCCAGGCGCAGAATGCCAACTTCATTCCCGATACCACGCGGGCGCGGATTGGTGTTGATAATTGGCTTTACGCCAGCCCGCGCAGCAGACGCCTTATATGGCGGCATTCTAGATTTGCCACGCCGATCACCAGACTTGTGCCATCTTTCCAATGGCTGTTGCGGGAACTTGGAACCGACAACACGCGCCAACGGTTCGGCAGCAGTTTTCAGATCTTCCGCAATCTGCTTATACAAATCAGGTTCATATCTGCGCAAATGCTGCAATGTTCAGGCAGACCAGGGAATTCAACTTTCACATTGGTCATGCGTGTGATTATACATCTACCGTTTCTGACGCATCCGTTCTGCACGCCACGCTAGATAATCCCACATGGTATCAATCATCAATCCAC